GGGTCGGGGTTTGGTTGCTCCGGACGGGTGGAGCGGTGGACTAGAACAGGCTGACGCCGACCGCGACGGCGACGGTGATGGATCCCGTACCGCCGAACGTCAGCTTCACGCGCCAGTAATCGTCGGTGATCGCACCGGCGACCGACTTGAACTGCGAGCCCTTCGCGGTCGCCTGCGTGAACGTGATCCGGTCGGTCGCGGAGGTCATGCCACTGTTGTCGTCAGACTGGACCACCACGTCGAGCGTCGGGCTGCCGGTCGTGGCGACCACGTGCAGCGCGGCAAGCATCGACTTGCCGGACGCGACCGCGCCGACCTGGACGGCGGTGCCGTTACCGGTGCCGGTGATAGCCGACGCAGGCGAGTACAGGAACGCGCCGTGACCGGTCTGCGACGAGCCGGACGCGGACAGGCTCCAGGGCAGAACCTCGCCGATGGATGTGCCCAGCTTGATGTCGGTGCCGAGCGCCTTGACCACATAGGCAGGGGCGGCCACGGCATAGCCGGAATTGGACGGCCCGATGCTGTGTGGGACCACCAGTCGCTTGCCGTCGTAGAACTCCCGGTCCGCATCCCACGCCGAGCCATAATCGACGAACCCCCCGCCCGTGATGGCCACGGACTCGAGTCCGCCGATCACCTCCTTGGCGCCGCCGGAGCCCCAGGTGGTCACGTCCTTCTCTTCGACCATCGACTCGAAGCTCAGCTGGTTGCCCTGGCTGGTGAGGTTCGCGTCGCCGACGAAGTAGGCGACTCCCGTCCACACCTGCTTTGCCATGCGTCATCACCGGACCCTTCCGTGGTGGGTTGGCCCGGTGAACGGATCCGGGGGACAGCTATCGATCAGTTGCCAATGACCTGCAGGTCGAACTGGACCACCAGTAGATGCACCTCGCCGAGGGCGACGTCAGTAGGTCCGCTGCTGGCGATCAGGTGGATGTCGTCGGCCGCGCCGCCGAGCGCTGTAGGTGACGGGCNCCGCGCCGCCGAGCGCTGTGGGTGTCGGGCTCGGCTCGCCGCGGGCAGCGATGAGCGCCGCGCGGATCGTTCCCTCGCCGGTGCCGACCAGCTTCGTGGCTTCCTCGTACGCGGCGTCGTCGTCGGAGCGGGATACCACCAGGTGCCAGGTGGTGGAGAGCTCCACCAGCCCGCCGAACGTCTTGTCATACGACGCCCGGAACGAGTACGGGTAGAACATCGGCACTTCCGGCGACGACGGCATGTAGTCCAGGGCCGCGACCTTCAGCGTGTTCCCCAGAAGCTCAGCGTCGTTCACCGCCGCCGCGATGCGCGTCAGGATCAGCGAGACGTCCACGTCAGCCCACCAGCGCCTCGGTGTGCAGCCACGACAGCAGGCGCTGCACGTCGGGGTCCAGGTTCGGCACCCGAACCTGCCCGAGTTCGCCGCCGTCGGCCAGGCCCTGCGGCGAGTCCTTGCGCTTGTACAGCCGTGCCGCCTGCAGCAACGTGGCCTGCTTCACGGCGGACGGGACAGCCGGCCAGCCCCACATCGCGGTGACGCGGATGCGCGCTGGCCAGCAGCCGGAGGTGATGAGCGAGTTGACAGGAAGGGACTTGGCCAGCGCGTTGTCGGGCCACGTCTCGAAGTCGCTGTCGATGGTCTGCGTCGTCCANGTCGTGCCGTCGTCGGACGTCTCCACCACGAGGTCGTTGAGCGATCCGAACTCGTCGACGGGCAGCCGCTCGTACCAGCAACCGCCGAGTTGGATGGTCTGCACCCATCGATCCCGCCGGAAGGTCCGGGCCGTGGCCGAATCGGCGAGCAGGAATCCGCCGATCGGCCGGGAGTCGCACCACTGCTCCACGGCCCTGGATGCGGCCTCGAGCGCTGGCGCGAGTAGGTCGTCGGGGGTGGTGTCGCCGGCGCTGCGGTTGATGGTCTTCTTCAGCTGCGCCAGGGTCGTGTACCACGGGCCGCCGACCAGGAACGTGCCCTGGCTCGTCAGGACGCCGTCGACAGTCCAGGCGTAGGACCATTCGTCGTACTGATCGCCGGTGACGGTCGCTGACCACTGGCTGCCGGAGAACGTCGCCGATGGCGTGCTCGCGGTGCCGTCCGGCGCGACGACGCGCAGCGCGACGGTGGCGCCTGAACCGGCGGTGACGGACAGGGTGACGGTGGCATTGAGCTCGTACCACGAAGCCATAGCCGCACCACCTTCCGGTGAATGCGGGCCTACGCCTCGCGTGCTATATCGAAGACTCTAGCTCTGTGTGATCACGACGCGCGCAAGATCGAACCAAGCAAACGGCAAAAGGTACATCGGCCCTTACCGACCGGTAACCATGCCGCTCGCGGAACTCAGCCGTTCGGACTACTCGGCCGACTTCTTCCACCCCGGCGTAGCACCGGCCGCGATCAGCGCGTCGTACGCCTCGCGGTAGGACCGCTGGATCTGCTCCGGGGTGACGAACGTCGGCAGCTCCACGCCCGGCTCGGGTGACGC